TTGGCGTCACCACCTGCACGGTGGTTGAGTAGGTGCCTCCGTCGTCGAGGTTGATGTCACCGCCAATGCCTAGCTCTTTTGCGGTGTCATTCCAAGTCAGATCAGCGCTAGCTGCTAGACCTGATGCGCCATCGTTATATTGAATTTCGTTGGCACTGCCAGCAGCCGTAGCGCCAGCAGAACCAGGCACCCATGTGCTTGTGGCGTTGTCGTAAACAAGTGCTTCGCCGTCTAGAGGCGGCGAGGTTTGAAGGTCAACATCAGTTAAATCATCAAGTGCTGTAGCACCTGCCGCCCCTGGTATCCATGTACTTGTGGCATTGTCAAAAACCAATGCTTCGCCATCACTAGGAGGCGTGCTAGTTACGTCAACATCACTAAGATCATCCAGTGCAGCATTAAGACTGAGCGTTACATCGCCGCTAGTGCCACCACCAGTTAAACCAGTGCCAGCAGTGACTCCTGTAATGTCACCGGGATTTGGATTGATCCACTCAACGTCATAATCATCGCCGCTAGCTTTCGCCAGCAGTTGACCTGTAGTGCCACCAGCAACAACGCCGGGACCAGCGGGACCTGTTTCACCTTGAGTACCAGGCTCACCTTGAATACCAGGGACAGCAAGCGCAATTTGCGTATCTTGCTGGTCGATAACTGCAATTTGTACGTCTGGCATGTCGTTTACTGCGATTTGTGCGTCAGCCATGCGTCAGTTCCGCGAATAGGTGGTCTGCACAGTCGCCACGCCTGTAAGCCAATAGTAGCGGGCACCTGCTGCGCTAGTAAGGCTTACGTCATATCCATAGCGACCAGCGCTAACACCAGCAGTCGTCGCCGGAGTCAATGTCAAGGTAAATTCGCCGTTTGCTGCGTCAGTCAATGTTGGTGTAAATGTTGCGACTTGCACTAAGTCAATTAAACCTTTTACGTCAGCGTCAACGGTGTAGCCGCCAAGGTTGAGTGGTTCTGCAACGTAAAACGTGCCGAGGGCATCGCCGCTTACCGCGATAGAAGCGCCCCCGCTAGTAGCCGAAACTTGGAAGGCATCAGTGGTCAAGCCAGTAGCGATGACGTAATAGACCGCATTGATCGTCAAACCACAAGGCACCGTCGTACCGCCTGTAAACACCACCTTGTCACCAGCGGCAAACCCGTGACAATTACACAAGAACGTCGGTGTACCAGTCGCAATGCTGATACTGGTCAGCGTCTTGCGGTTTTCAGTCGCACGAAACGTCCCGCTCCACGTTGCGTTTTGCAGGATCGTAATGTTGTGGGTGGCGGGATAGATCATGGCCTGCGGTCCTATGGAATCAGTCTAATGTCGGCCAAGTCTTATACTCAGCCGAGTTTGCGTAATTAGCCAAAGCCTCAGTAGCACTGTGACCGGCAATGGCGGTCAGCTTGTTGTCGCAAGCCAAGCGGATGGATTCGCGCCATGTCTTAATCGCTGGATCAATAGCAGTACCATTGTCTGCTTCACGAATAACAAGCCAATCAGTTGGGTGCAACAGCATGTTGGCTTTTACGCGAGTTTCAGCTTCCAAGGCCATCTTTACCTCATCAAAAGGCAGCCAGATTGGATTGCCATCAGCGTCGTAGCCGCTAGCAAAACGCCAATCGAGCGGTGCCGGGTCGTCATATTTTTTGATTCCAGCAGCTTCCAGCTCCCAAGGCAACGCGCGATCTAACCAATTTGCCGGACGCTTAATGTCATCGCGGTCAGTAAAAGCGACGCCAGCTGGAATGATTTTCCCGTCGCTGATGTACTTAAACATGGTGCCTCCGTAGTGTTAGACGGCTACGCGCCGAATGGCACGCACAAAAAATTCGTCGGTATAGTTGTAGCCAAAAACTAAACCTCCCGCCACATAGTAAATATATGCTGCAGATGCGGCGGTTGACCCGCACTCGCCAGCTGTGGAAGCCCAATACATGCTATATCCCGAAAGTGAATTTCCATTCAAGGTCACGGTTCCAACGGTAAATTCTTCGGCTCCACCGCTTTGCCACGGGGCCAGCTGCTTAAGGTTTCCAAAAGCAATAGCTGCTTCCTGAGCAGAAGCTAAATACCAATCTGTATATCCACCAATGGACAATCCTTGACAAAAATTTGCCGCTGGATGCGAAGAGCTGCTGCCAATTACTGAAGTATATGTATTATGATAACCGTCAAAGCTGGAAGCCGGTGCGCTTTGATCAGATAGCAAGCCGTCGCATGTCATGCTTGTCTTAAATTGTTTAATTGTTGATGCTTCGCCAGACGCTTTTGGCGCCATAATTAGATGATATTGCTCGCCACCAATACCAAGCCATGATTCAGTACCATAAGTGATCGTGCCAGCGTAGTATCCGCCTTGAAATGCTTGGCCTATAACAAGCGCACCGCCGCCAGCAGCGATAGGCAAAAGCAGTGGTGAGGAGCTACCTGGAATCATTGCACGTCAGTCAGTAGAGAAGCAAAAATTGAAGTGCTAGAGCGAACCACATAGACCAGCGCATCAATGGCGCCAGCAGTTGTGGTCAACGTAGGTGCAGAGCCAGTAGAGAAATCCCAATAGCTCCCGTAGCTAAGAGTACGCGAAGCTGAGGCGTCTTGCGTGATAAAGATCACACCAGACTGACCAGCCACCAAATTGCTTGGGTTGGCAAGCGTCCGGTTGCCGCCAAGGGTCACGCTGAAGTGGTTGGCAACTGCAAAATCTGGCGTAATCGTAGCCCCATCAGTCAGTGCTGCAATTGCGCCACGAGTGGCAGCATCAAACGTCCCGACTCCTGTTACGTCAAGCGTTCCGGGTACATCAACATTGCTTGTCCATTCAACGCCTGTACCTGCAGCATCAGTTTGAAGCAGCTGCCGAGCACTACCATCAGCCAGTTTGCTAACAGCAATTTCGGCGCTTGCGTTGATGTCTGCATTAAGAATGGCACCAGCTGAAATACTAGTAACACCTGTATTGCTGATCGTTACATCACCGGTAGGCGTTACAGCAGTGGCGACATTACTGCTATTGCCAATTAGTACTGCACCATCAGTCAGGCTGGCAAGCTTGCTAAAAGCAATAGCGGCATTGGCGTTGATGTCTGCATTGACAATTGCGCCAGCGGCGATTGCGGTAACACCAGCATTGCTAATAGTTACATCGCCAGTTACCGTGACTGATGTGGCTACACCGCCGGAACTTCCGACGATCAGGTTGCCACTATTGAGCGTTGCAAGCTTGTTAAACGCAATGCTGCCAGCCAACATTGCACTGGTAACAGTCCCGGTGTCACCGGTTGTAATGACCGTGCCCGATATGTCGGGGAATGTGATTGTACGGTCAGCAGTTGGGTCTACAACTGCCAGATATGTTTCATAGGCATTATCTGTACTGCCTTCAAAAGCCAGTGCCCCAGCTGTGCCAATCAGTAACTCGCCAGTAATTGTTGCCCCGGAGGCACCGATCTTTTCAGAATCCAGTTCAGCTAATGCAGTTTGAACATTGGTTGACTGAATGCCGCCAGTAGGCGTAACGGTGATGTTGCTTGCCTGGGTTGCACCGGTAACAGAAGTGGAAACATCAATTTCTTCCCAGCTAGCACCGTTAGACAAAATCATGTCGGGCGCCGCCAGTGCAACGTTAGGTGCGTTGCCGCTGGTAATTGTTCCACCAACACTGACCACAAGGTAGTATCGGTTATTGGTTGTGCTAGCAGCGGGCAGCGGATCGCCCACAACCAAGCCAATTGCTTGACCTGCAGTTGTCAGTGATGCGATTTCACCTACGCCAGATCCTGCTGATGCGTCAAACGTGCCAGCATAAATAATTTCCCCTGCGGTAATCGTAATCGCTTGCCAAGCGTTACCATCCCATAAGTACAAATCATTGTTAATTGCATCAAAGAAGTATTGCCCTGTAAATTCAGCGGTCGGGAATGTTACGACACCCTCGGTGCTAGCCGTGCCGCCGATTTGTGTTACAGAAAGGTTGGCGAGTTTGGCGCCAGTAACACTATCGTCTGCATAGCGATCAGTCGCAAAAGCACCGGACTCGATTTTGCTTGCGTCAAGTGCAGGAATATCAGCAGCTACTAATGCGTCCCCTACAGTTACATGCCCTTGGGCATCAATAGTTACCTTGGTGTAAGTACCTGTATCCGTAGCATTTGTGTGATTGATTTCTCCTTCAACGCTTACCGCTAAACCTGTACCAGGAGCAACTGCACCAATTACACCGGCAGAGGCGACCGGCATATCAGTGCCAGTAAGCTGGCGTCCGCCCGTGATCAGTCCATTCGCGTCATATTGGACGACGTGATAATCAGCGCTGCTAGGCGTAACTGTATTATCAATTTGAAGCTGATCACCGCTAACGGTTAAGCCATTGCCGTTTACCGATATTGCGCCTTTTGTTGTTGTAGTAGCAGTTGGCAGATCAGCCGATGTGATCGTGCGATAGCTGACAGCACCAGCAGTGCCGCTAGGTCCGGCTAAAAATTGGGCAGCTGCAGATGTATCGTCTAGCGTTGTGTTGATCGTGACTGTATCGTCTGTCTGCGAAACTGAAATGTTTACAATTCCAGTGCTGCCACCGATAATCGTATTAACGCTACCGGCAGCTTTGATTGATTGCCATGCACTGCCATTCCAGCAATAAACAGCAAGCGTTACCGTATCAACCGCAAGCTGCCCTCGAAAAGCACCGCTAGCAGGGAGAGAGGATACAAAGTTGACTGACGAGAAATCAGCAAGTTTTGCCGCTGTAACAGCGTCGTCAGCAAGCTGGGTTGCGCTGACTGTTCCATTTTCAAGTGACGTACCCGGTATGGTGTTGGCGCCAAACAGGATTTTGCCGCTGGGAATGGTGTCGTCAGCAATCAGCGTTACAGCGTTGCCAACAAAATCAGTTACGGTAATTTTGCGCGACTCGCTTGCGCTGACATCGGCTACAGGCAGAAAATCGCCAGCTGCGAGGTTGGCACCTGCAAGCGTCTGTAATTCGCTGATCCGCAGGTCTGCCATTGTGCTCGCTTAGGTCAGTACATCCATCTTAGGCGGCGTCTTCGCCTTCGAGAAGCAAATATCCGCCTTGTTCCAGCAGGATAGGATCACCTGCCTCTTGTAGCAAGCGGCTTGGGATTGTAGTACGAGAGCGCAGCTTGATCGGTCCAGTAGCTACAAAATCAACAGTTGAAATGATGATGTCACCTGGCGCGAAACTGGTAGCACTGTTCAAGATCAACGCATCAAACTCCCACCACAGCGAATCGTTGAATTGCGTTGGCGAAAAGGAACCGCCGGATGCGTCAGTATTTGGACTTTTGACATACAGCTTCATGTGCAGGCCAGAACCAATTTCAGTACGCAAAACAAGCTGCATTAAATAATGAACCGGCTCTTGCCCTGCTTCGTTGACATAATCCCACTGAGCTGTGATGCGACCGCTACCTGTAATCAATGAGCTGTATTGCTGTCTATATTTATCGCTAAGCGAAGTAATATCTACAGCTTCACGATTGGTATTTAATTCGTAATCAGTAACACACGCGAGCAGCCTGCCACTACGATCACGAACAGTTACGGTAATAGGAATGTCTCGCGCAATCTCAACAAGCGGCACTAGGCCAGCCGTGCTCCCTTCTAGGCTGTCATCAAAATTGTCATAAAGTCTTACACCGCCTAGCTCATCAATATAGATATACCAGTTACCGCTTGAATAAACTGTATTGTCGCTCCAGCCGCTAACGTCAATAAAATCAAGCGTCGTGCCATCAGTTGTAGACAGTTCAACAAAGTCACCGCTGATCAGGCAGCCCTCTTCAAAATCAAATGAAAATCTATTGCGCGATGCGTTTACGTCAGATGGATTGACAAGACTTTCAAGGCCATCCTCAATAGATCGTCTTGTCAGCTCAACATTGCCGATATTGCCAAGGTAAACGCCCATCAGATTGTTACCTCCGTCAAGGCACCAGTACCCTGGAAGCTGATTTGCGCAGAACTAACCTCGCCAACGCTGGCGCCAAAGCTAACGCTAGTGATATACGCAGTTAGCCGCACATCATGGTTAGTGTTACCCTCAACTAAACGTAAGCGCAAATCCACTGTATCGCTATCGGTTACACCAGCAATCTTGAGAATTTTCTTCAGCGCTGTTGCTGCATCATTGCGACCTGTGCCATCGTTGTAATACAGCAGTGTGGCGCTACCGTTAAATTCCTGCACACCAGGCACAAAGGTGCGCTGGCTGTCGCCAAGGCTGGTGGTTTCAAGCGTTTCAAGATTGCCGGTCATTGACCAGTTCGTCACCTTGATTTGGTCGGTGCCGTCAAGCAAAAGGCGACCATCTTTGCCGGTATAGACCTTGGCCATCAGAGAACACCCACCAACTTCACTGTAACGCTACTGATTCCAGGTCGCACAGACCTAATCTCTGGTGGGCCGGCATAACGCCAAGCATTGCCCGTCGCAGCATCAATAGCAGCAGTATTACCAGTCCAGCCAGTGCGAAAAGCTGCAGGAAGCGTAAAGCTGCTAAATCCTCCTTTGGTTTCATCGTAATGCGTGATGAAATCATCGGCGGTGGTATCGGCAATGTTGTCGTAAGACAAATCCAGCGTCATACCAGTGCGCTTGTCGCCGTACAAAATTCGTACCTCTTTGCCGCTTTGCGCCTTGTACGTCTTGTACGGGTAATCGCCTGCATTGAAGCTGCGACCTGTTGGGGCAATGCTGGGGTAGGCCATCAATCCAGTACGTCAGCGATTACGTCAAATTGCCCTGAACGTGGCGTCACGTCTTGAGCAATGATACTGCGGCCAGCACTGTCAACCGGGAATTCAACTGCTTTGATGCCGACGATACCATCTTGATCAATGTCCAGCGCCTCAATTTGGTAGACGTTGAGATAATTTGATTCAGTGGCGCTCTTTACCGAGAAAATTGTTCCACGCAAGCTCGTGGCGATGCCGTCTGAACCAATTATCAACGTGCCTTCAGCAATGTTTTCGCTACTGCGATCCCAGTAAAAAACTGAATACGAACCAGCAGCTAATGGCTCTGTACTGACGACAGTGCCATCGTCTTTAACAACACCATTGCTGATTGGGTTGTACGGGCTGCTAGCTGTCGCCACCTTGATCCAATCGCCAGGTTGCAGGGCATTGCCGTCAGGCGTTGTTTTGAAGCTGATGGAATGTGTGACGTATTTACGGAGAGACAAATAAAACTTTGCCACCTTAATTGCGTGGCTTGTTGATGTTACATGAGATAGCTCAAACTCTTCGATTGGCTTGTTTTCGTCACCTTTGTAGCGGACAGTTACTGTGCGCTCTTCTGGGAATTTATTTTGACGTTCCTTTCTGTAGCGAATAACAGCCTGGAACATTTTGCGTTCTTCAAGGCCAAGGTATTCAAGGTTAAAGCTGTCTTCGATAATGTTGCCATCAGTAAAAATGGCGCTAATCGGCACTGCCTGCGTTCCGTCAATAATGTCGCTTGCGTTAATTGGCAGCGCGGGTTCAATCGAAAAAATGCCGTTCTTGCTGGTTAAATTACACAGCATGGATGGGGCAATACGCGCCAAATAAGAGCGCACGTTGATTCCATCTGAAATTACGTCATCGAAGAACAGACCGTTGGCGCGAAGATAACGACCTGTAGCTGCAAGCTGTTCACGGTCGATCAGCTCCTGCGAGATGATGCTCCCAACACCAATATCACTGTTGGTAAACAAATAATAAGCAAGGTCTGTGAATAGGTTGCTGGCGCCAGTACCACCATCTGTCAACAATTCGACGTTGACACCGTTCTTGATATACAAATGCAGCTGATCGACGTTGTTGATATTGAAGCCTGATTTCATTTTTAAGCCAGCCATCGCCAAGTTTTCGTACTGTGGAATCAAGCGTTCTTCCAGTGACTCGTTGACGTAAACAATTTCGTGCTCGGGGGCATCATCACAAGAATGTTTAATCAGATCGCCGTAATGAGATACCTCGGCAATGCCTGGATACTCTTCAAACTTGCGCCCAATAGTGGTTGAGACCTCAATTGTCTCATCCTCAAGCCCATTCACGGTGAAAATAGCCTGCCATTCATCGCCAAACCCATCCAGGAAATTGCGCTTTCGATATGTTTGCCCGCTTAGCCAATCTCCACTGCCAGAAACAACCGAAACGCTCTGTACTCTCCACCATAGATTTCGCGCAACACCAGGGCGATATATCTTCTCGGAACGCAGCTTAATTGTTACCGTAACTTCCCTGTTGCCAGATATGCCTTGTCCCGCATCCGTATAAACAATGTCAAATTTATGCGTAGCTCCGGCTCCCAGGTTATTGAAATAAGGATCCAACCCCGCCTTGATTGACCATACATTGCTTTCCTTGAATACATCCGCTGCTTCGTTTGTGCCGTATCGCACTAGCCCTTGATAGCTAACACTGCTAGGTTGCTGGCTAGTGCCGCTAATCGTTACGGTTTTTTGCTCTCCAAGTCGACTTGGGCGGTCAATCATTTCTTTCAACGACCACCCATCTTTACTGATTACAGATCTGCGTTTTGCGCCGACAGTAAAAGTGCCGTATTCAGTTTCAAAAGTTTCTTCATGGTAGGCTGCAGTTGCATCTAGCCGCCAAACCACAGCATTAGGATCGCTAGTGTAAACAAGCTCTCCAGAAGTTACCGGACGGATGCGAAACTCATAGCGTCCGCGCTGTGGATGAAAAACGCGAACAAAGTTAAATTGATCAATCGGCTTGTTTCCTTTCACGCAGAAGCCTTTAAGAAACACCCACTTTGCAGAGCCATCTGGGTTTTCGTTGGCAGGGCGCACATATAACAGGAAGTGCGAGAAACGTGTTCCATAGGTGTTCCGATACGACGTAGATAGTTGAATTTTTCTAAAGTTTTTGCTAATTAAAGTCTCAGGATTTGGAACGGCGTTAAAGTTGCAGATGTTATCAAAACGCAGCCAAACATTTGACTTAATGCCAATCTCAGTTACGTCGCAATCTTTGTTGTTGACGATGTTGGCCAGCTCAACTTGGCAGATCGGGAAAAAAGCCTCTGAGATATCTGGACCAGTCAAAAAATCAGACTTTTCAATTTTGTTCAAGCCTACGATGCCGATTTTATTCTCCACCCGACTCCAGGTCTCGATGCACTCTAAATGTACGTCTACATACTTTGTCTTGCCGGGTTCATAGATATCTCTACTGCGATCAACAACGCGGAACAAAGCTCGACCAATCAAAAAATAAGCGCCAAGCGTAAATTGAGCGTCGTAACGCTTGTTTTCGTCATCCGTGGTACTACGCACGTCCTCTGTGTTGATATTTGCGCCACGAGTAATACCATCACGCGACCAAGTTGGCTTGCGATCCTGCCTGCCGTACCCAACAGCAATCCGAATACGATCTCCTTTGTTGACAAATCTTATGCGCGTACCAGTACCCTGCTCGCTATCAGGAGATGGAACGCTGTAGCCATTGTGTTCAATTAAACCAACATGACGCCCGTAGTTTCTGCCGACGCCCGGCATCCCGCTTTGATATGGCTCGCTCAAATCTTGCCCACCGAGCACGGTATCCATATCTGCCTGCGCAACAATTCGATATTGCTTTGCAGCCTCCTCTTGGGCATCTTCTTTTTTCTTGCCTTCGAGCTTGGGAACGCTAATAACTTCCCAGTTAAGGCGATATGGCGTTCCATTTGGAATGGCGGCATATACGCCAAATTTCGTCTGTGAAGTTGGGGTGTAAGTGTGGCAAAAACCTGGACGACCGCCGCCTAAACTTGTTGGGCAGAAAAAAGCATCAACACCGTAATCAGGCACTGGCGGTGTTGCCAGTTCTCCATAGCGCTTGTTTCTGCCGGTTAGACGGCTGCTAGTGTTTTCGTCAAAGCCACCTGTGTAATAAAACTGGTAGCTTTCATCGTGCATTGCATCGAGCGTGTTGTTGCCGATGAAAATGCCAGCAATATCTGCACGTTCCATCGGTGCCTGACCGGCAACCATCTGC